AAATCCTTATCAAGATACCTGCTTTCAGATTTACCAAGCCCATCTACTACCCATCCAACAGTCGCTCTGCGAAGTCGATTGAGGCTTGATGTGGACTTGAGGCCAAGCTCAGAGCAGACCATCGAGTGGATAGCAACGTGAGTTTGTTCATCTCTGGAGATGTCGGCTGCTGTGGTTCTGATTCCGATGTCACCATTGAATCGGAAGAAGGGAAGGATAACGAAGAAGACACTGCGTTCTAGGATAGCGGCTTTTAGTAAGGGATGTTCAGGAGCATCCAGCCACGCCTTAAGAATGTGCTTTGCTTCTGATTCAAACTTCTCATCTGAACCATGAGCTGCTACTACATAGTTAAGAGCTTGGTCATGGCGTTCTTCATCCAATTGATTAGATAGAAGAGCTTCCCGTACCCCTGGGGTGGCTGGTAGTTCCTTTTCTAGTCCCTGCTGTAGGAACTCTCTGACAGGAAGTTCAAGATGTCGAAGGCCAAGGGCACGATAAATCGCATCCTCAGCCCCGTCAACAAGTTTATTCTTTTGAACAGCAACCGGTGTCCATTTTCGTTTGCGGGAAACGACTTGATCATAAGGCGATGTATGCTTCATTATTCTCCACAAGGAATACAAGGTTCATTCTTAAGTTCAGCCTCTTCCTCAAAGGAGAAGAGATCTTTGAAGTCATCATCAAGGGCAGCCATTGCATCATCCTTTGATTGACTATCAGGCATAACCTGAAGAGCATAGTAAAGGGATGTTTGAGAGGATGCCATCCAGTCCCGTAGGAATTCACGGTTGTAAGTAACTACATCAGACCAAGAGTTATAGGAGTACCCGTGGAATAGCATCGTTGAACGAAACAACGTTACAATACCATTAGCTACTTTCTTATAATCAGCCCAACCTACTTCCGAGGCAATCTCGCAATCAGGCGGGTACGCATACGATTGTACTCCAAACGTCCCAGAGTCGCGGTCAACGTGGCGGCTAATAGGAGGAGCCAACTCAGGAGTGGTAGTGTAACCCCGAAGATCAACGTTGCTGTAACTACAAGAAGCGGTAGGAGCAATGGCAAAGGCCCGCTGCATATTCGCTTGACGGGCGATCTGCGCCGCAATTTCGATTGACTTAGCCAACTCCGAGACAAGGATGTAGGCGGGTGTATGTACTGGTTGATGTGAGATGTAAGCATCGAGAGCTGAGCCAAATTGTTTGTAAGTTACACCATTTTGACATAGGAAGTTAGCTAACCCAAGAACACCTAGTCCGACCTGACGGTCTACTTCTGGTGAAAGGTACTCGCCTGTATCTCCAACGCCTGTATTGGCGTGAAGATTAATCAGGGAAGTCATTCCTTCTACGAAAGCTGGAGTGATGTCTTCGATACCGCAAGCACCCAAATTGATGTGCTGAAGAAGGCAAGTACCACGACTAGGTAGATAAACTTCAAGGCAGACATTTCCATAAATACGAGTACCTTCCGCATCAAAGCGGATCTTATTAAGCCAGATGTCACCCTTCTTAATTCCCTCAAGGGTAGCTTCTATTAGCTCAGGAGATGCACTGGTAAGGAAGGCACCATCAACGTTAAGACACCGCTTAACCCATGATAGTTCCGAACGTGATGCGTTGATGAATTCAAGGGCATCTGGATGAGTATAGTCAAGATGGCAGACAACAGCGCCATTCTTATAAACCCCACCCCTACGAAGTGTTTCATTTAGGGTTGAGTAGATACGAGCAAAGGATACTGGTCCAGAAGCCGTAAGGCCCTTACCATTTTCATGGCCACGTTCCCGCAACTTACTGAGGTGAACAGCCACTCCAGCCCCGTTACGGAGAGCATGGGAAACAAACCTCCACGAGGCTTCAATCCCATCAGGACCTTCCATTTCATCTTCAACAACGAAGACCGTACAAGATACCGGCAGGCGTGATTCTGGATCATCAATCCAGTTTTGAACCCGACCTGTGCGGGCAATTCGAGAAGCGGTCATAGAAGGTCAGTCAGGAATGGTGGTTGGTAGTTTGGGCCCTTGAGTATCTTACCATCATCGCGGCGGAGGGGCTTGCCATCCACGAATTTGCTCATATTGCTTTCAAATATTCTGGCCATCGCTGTGTCCAGATTCCAGCCGCGAGCCAGGGCATACTGGTAGCAGACAAAGACGAGATCTGCTAGTTCCTTGAGGGTATGCTCAGCACTATCGCTGTGATCTTCGGCGCAGTGTGCTTCAATGAATTCATGGAACTCTTCCCGAATCAAGCGCATCTGCATATCTTGAACGCCTTCATCCTTTGGATCTAAGGATTGCTCAGCAGCAACCCGAAAGACAAAAGCCTGTTCAATTAGGTGTGTTGGAGTAGCGGTCATTGGTTAGGGTGTCGATTTTTTTGTTGAGGTATACTTGAGCCTTGAGGAGGTCGTCAAGCGTAGACTCCTTATCCTTTCGGCCAGCACGGCAGAGATACTTAATGACGTTACCAGCCAGAAAATCGAGCTGCTGATCCACAATAAAATCCCAAACCTGGATTCGTCCATGTTGGTAGTGCTTAGGGTTGGTCTTTGAAAAGGTCAGCATACTTTCTTTGGATTGATCTGAGCTGTTGTTCTCGTAGAAATCGTCCCACTGGTCCCGGTCGTAAACATTGTTTGTCATACCAGAATCGCAATTCAAATAGTCTGCGATAGATTTGTAATCGGAGGTTGATAAATGATTCACCTATCCGCAACCATAAGTAATAGAGCAGGTTAGGTTCAAGGATGTAAACGATAGCCAACAATAAGCCAAGGTCTAATCCAATGAAGGTGGCGTCCATAGGATAGGCTCCTTGGTTGTTGAGTTGTACTCACCAGGACGAAGGATTCGTGCCAAGCGAGCATTGCGTAGGGCGTCTTCTTCGGTCTGCCCTGCCTTAACATAAGCGGCAACAATATCCTGCCAAGGGTTGTCACCGGCTGCGTCAAGGATCTTCTTACTGGATACTGCTCCGATGCCGGGTACTCCTTTGTATCCGTCAACGGGGTCACCCGTTAGGCATTGGGTCCAGAACCAGTAGTCAGCTTCCTCTGGAGTTACATTAAACTCATCTTCCCCGTTATACAATCGGCAGGCAATCTGCTTCATGTCCTTGTCGGGACTAACCAATATGAAGTCCCTTGGGTCTAGGTGACATTCAATACCAAGCGCATCATCGGCTTCTACATTCTTGTAGCGCACAACTTTGTAATGCTTGGCGCACCAATCCAGCAACCTACGATAACCAACTGGCTTACGTTTAGTACGCTTCCCTTTGTAATCGGGACATACTGTCTTACGAAAGTTGTTGGTGTCAGAGAAGTAAAGAGTGACATTGGTTGTGTCAAACTTACTACGAAGCTTGCTCACCTCTCCTTCAAAAATGTCTAGTACGACACGGAAGTTAGAGGCAATGGTAATCAGATCATCACCCCAATCAAGTTCCGTCTCTGCTGATTGACATGCCCGATAGGCGTAGAAGTCAGCATCAATACGGAGTTGAAGATCAGTGACAGTCAGCCCAGGAGCTACCATCTTTTGCTTCAGAGGCAAGGGGGACTTTGAGGTTGTAGTACTCTCCGGCTTGGACAATCGCCCATTCGAGTTGGAACTTGGCATCAGAAATAAGGTGTGGTTTAACAGCTAATTGAATTTCATCGTGAATCCAACCAAGCCATTGATAGTCAATGTCCCACTGGTATCCAAGATCATTAAGTTGTTGATAAGTGATGACGTTCCATCGCTTACAAACAATGGCCCCAGCACTCTGGAGTAGGTAGTTGAGGGCAGCGTGTTTCTTCCCTTGGAGGCGGATAGGACGCCCATCAAGGCCCTTGAGTACATCACCCTCTGCTCGCTTGGCAACAGCCGTCAGGAGGCCCTCCAAGCCCGGTATGGCCTCAAGGAACTTCTTACGGATATCTTTGCCCAGAGCCACAGCCTTACCATCATCTAAGGATTTATCCAACGATGCGCCGATCTTACGATCTGATGCTCCGTAGATAAAGGCATACGTCAAGGTCTTAACGTCCTTGCGTGAACAGCCAACTCGATCAGCATTTTGTTGATGAATGTCCCCATTGACAACAACGTCAGCAAAAGACCCTCCATCGAAATGAGCAAGATAATGACCAAGCATACGAAGCTCCAAGCCAGAAGCATCCGCACCCACTTGAGCCATGCCTTTACCCGGTAGAAACAACTTGCGGCAGCGTGGGTCACTGCTCGTTTGCCCAAGATTGGGACGCGAATGTGCATTACGACCTGTGTTGGTTGCGAGTTGACAAACGTGGTGGATACGTCCTTCTTTGGTAACAGTCTTTAGCCAAGCATTAGCACCATCTGATAGTTGACCAAGAGCTTTCTGAAGTTCAAGGAGACGAGCAAAGATTTTAGCTTCGTTCGTATCAATGCCCATCAGGATACCTTCATCAATCTTTGGCCTACCGGTGTCGGTAAAGGCTTCGGGCTTCCACCCCCTCCATGTCATGAAGGCCCAGCCGATGTGATCACGGCTTGTGGGATTGAACTCCTTGAGCTTAGTGAAGGCAGCATCCTTGATGTAGCCCCGTGTCTGGTTAGGACGTTTGGGTGTCATCTGTCCTCCATCAACATAAGGAAAGGTTTCCCGCATTTGATCAGCTAGTTGATCCATCTCTGTTCGGAGAGTGGCCTCTAACTTCTGAGCAGCAATAACATCAAAGGGCCACCCTGATACCTCCTGCTTAGCCATGAT